GTCGCCGACGACGAAGGCTGTGGATGCAGACCAGACAGCCCAGCGAGCGTGATCGTCCACGAGCTGTTGTAGCGCAGTCGAATCGAGGAACGGATACTGATCTGATGCGACCATCCACGCGAGACGGTCGAGTGCTTGAGTCCTAGTGAGTGGCATGGTTTACATCCTAAAAACAAAAAGGGAACGGGAATGGTATCCCGCTCCCCTTGACTGAGTGCCTAAGCGATTATGCAGCGGCAGCGCACTGAAGGACGATGATGGAACCAGGAACCTGATCGGCTACTGTTGCGGTGGTGTTTCCGACATCGAAGCAGTTGAACGCATAGCGCTCGGTTGCCTTGAAGGTTAGCGCATCCTCGATGAACTTTACCTGGTCAGAGACCTCGACGCTCACGCCACGACGGTCGCCGAACGCGACACCCTTGGAGAGATCTCCGAGGACTGCCATGGTACGAGATGCAGCTACACCCGACGGCATGTTCTGGACGAACGAGATCGGAATACCGAACAGTGTTGGTTCAGGACCATAGGCGTTCTGGATGTCCAGGATCGAGTTTCCAGAGAGTGCAATCAACTTGTCTGCGACACCGTTGTAAAACACCTGCTTGTGCATGTACCAGCGTGGCTGCGTGGCATATGGCTGAAGCTTCGCGACCATGCTCTGGAAGTTCGCCAGAGTAAAGCTCGAGAGTGCAGTGTTACTACCAGCAGCACCAACGACCATCGAGGCGATGTTTGCGTAGGTTGCAGACAATGCCTTAATGCGTGGCATGATTCCGGTGATGGAACCATAGGTGCTTGTACCATCGCCCTGGAATGCAGCTGCATCCTCAGACTGTGCCAAGCCATACGCGAAATCCTGCGCCAGCATCGCACCAAAGTCGATGACCGTGTCTTCGTTCAACTCTTTGGAGACGATGGTCAAGATCGCGAGTTTCTTCGCCAACAGCTGTACTTGGCTGAAGGTGACGTCACTGGCGGTGATGGCCGTTGCTTCACCAGGATAATAAGTCGTGGTGCTGGTCGATGCATTTGGCACGTTGAGCGTGTCAGACGTCATCGGGTAGATGCGAGAATAACGACGTGCAACACCATACTCGTTGCGAAGCCAGATCAGACTGGACGAAACGATATCAGGGACGGTGTATCCACCGGAACCGTCTGAGCCTTCGGTCTGCGACTTGACGCCATGCTCGTTGCACCACTTTGCTGCGGAAGCATTGCCGAGGACCGTACCACGAACCCACTGTCCGAATGCATAGGCCTTAAAGTTTGCTTCGTCACGGGTTCCAGGGAATGGATTCCGAGTGCATCCGCCGGACTTCCATGGCTCAGACTTTGGCGCTTCGGATGCGACAGGAGCAGGGACATTCCCGAACTCGCGGAGCATGTCGATGCGCTCAGAGAGAGACTTTGCGGATGCGTGAAGGCGATTCGCTTCACTCATATCTCCGCCGTTGATGAGGACTTCTTTTGCAGCTGCGATTGTGGATTGTCGCTGTGCTTCGAGTTGTTCGATATTCATTAGGATAACTCCAGGATCATGAGCTGGCGGAGGAGAGCGTTCTTCGCTTCGTCCACTTCGCTCGGTTGGTCGACGATGGTAACATCTTCGCTCGACGCTTCGTCCCGAAGCTCGTTCCAGATGGTTTTGGCGAATCTTATCGACTCGCTACGTGAGAGACACACTGCATCCCGCAGGCGTCGCTCCACTTCTCGAATGGATGTCGGTCGCTCGTGCTTCGACTTCATCGATTGCACTTCCGCTGCCGGATCCTTTAGGTTTGCTGTGAGTTCTTTGGCCTTCGATGCGAACGCATCGATGATGGCGTCGATGTGTCCGCGACCAAGACCAGCATCTAGAGCGGCCATCATGCCAGCACAGAGGCGATCATAGAGTGCCTCGATGCCTTCATGGACCATCTCTGCTGCAAGATCGCCGTAGACCTTCTCGACGAATGTCGCCACGTCTTCGCCTGGTGCGACTGGAATCATCATCTCTTCTTCTTCCATGCCATCCTCCATGTCGCCATACATGTCCTTAAGTGACTTGACCATGTTCATCGGTTCCGCTGGTGTCGGTGTGAGCGAAGCCTCACCGATTGGCCAGCGTGTGATTTCGTATCGGCCATCGGCCATCTTCTTGCGCTCGACCATGTGACCCGTGGCGCCGCTGGAATATCCGAGCTTGCCAGACTTCGCGAGTTCCTGGATCATCTTCTGATACTGATCAGCCATCTCGACCTGGCTCTCATACCAGAGGCCCTTGTCGTCCATGGTGATATAGCCGGTTCCGATGCGTGACTTTCCGACCTGCTTGTCCTGGCCGTGATGATAGTAGAGGTTCATCGGAACACGCTCGCCAGACTTCATCGGACGACCGAAGTCAGTCGACGCAGTGAAGTAGTCGCCCTCGAGGTCAGCGCCACCGAAGCGCACCAGGTAACCACGCACACGACCGGAATCGTCTGCCTTGATTGCATCACCGAAGGATACCAAAGTCTGCATCATAACTCCTTGACTGGCACGACCACGGCCTGTGGTCCCCACTCCGCGTTCGGTACTACTTTACCGAATGCACTGAGAGGTGTGCCTGTCTCCCACAAACGATACCTCGAAGGTCCCAGGACCTGCCGACGCTCCGATTCACTCAACATCCTGAACTGCTCTTCTTTGTCCGGCATCTCTTCCGGTTCATCGAAACTACCTGGCGGCAGTCCTGCGAGTTCAGCATACGTCGGTGTGATCGGGACGACCGTACATCTACAGTTTGGATGCGAAGGTACAACATCTGCAACTGGATTCGGATCACCATGAAGCGACCAACACACAGGACACACATTGACGTCCCCGGCTGAGATGCGACGCCAGCCACGAACGATGCTGAGATTAGCCTCGAAGGTCTGTCGCTGTGCTTCACGGTTCGCTCGAATCATCTCTGTTCGCGCGATGGTAGCAGCTCTCGAAGGCGCTAGAGTTTCGTACGTCCTTGACATCCTTCGTGCGACCTGGAGCGGATTGAGACCCTGTGCGATGCCGATCGTGACGTGGTCCAAAGCAAATGGACCGATCGCCTCGAACAGCGCTCCGAGCGGTGATCCGTCAGCGGCGAAGCCGACCACGTTCGTGATTGCTTCGACAGGGAGCCGGTTCCACATCAAATCAGCCGTCAGACTGACGCTTTGAGGGACACCAGCGACTGCTCGCACGAGATCCTCCTGGATGTCAAGCGACAGCTGTATGGCGCGTCGTTGTCCGTTTGTTGCGATGTCGGTCGCCTGTGGCGCCCATCGAGCGACTTCATCAGCCATCTGGACATTGAGCGCCTCGAGGCGGAGCATGTACTCGGAGAGACCACTGATGTCTTCACCTGCTGCCTGTGCTTCCTCGATGGCGGCTGTCACTGCTTCGAGGCGCTTTAGATTGTCAGCCTGGAGCACACCGTATGTCCTGCTCATCTCAGCTAGAGCAGCGTTCTCACGGTATCGAAGTTTATTCCGATACGACTCATTTACTTGATAGATATCAGGCATCGGTGTCAGTCAACTCGTATCCGTAGTATGGATGGTACGACTTTCCGTTTTCCTTCGGTGCCATCTTCTTCAGGATCTCTTTGCGCGCAGCTGTGGACCAGCGATAGCCAGCGTCGCCACCCCATGCAGCCCATGCCACGCGACCAGCGGACGGATAACCATCCTCACCTGGTCGGAAACCTTCCGCTTGTTTGTCTACTTCGTGACGTCGAAAGAATGAGTACATGCGAAGGACAGTTGACTCGGATAACTTCTCGCCATTGATGATCTGATTCGCTCTGGCCCATGCCACGGCTGTCCCGCCATCACGACCAGCATCACGCCATTCGATGGCGCGCTGTGCTTCCTCCTTCATCTCTTTGGATGGAAAGAACTTCAGTCCTGGCTCAGATGTCGTTTCTTCCTGTGCGAACGCTTTGGCCACAGGTTGCACTGGTGCCGAGACAAAAACTTCCTGTGCATCCTTCTGCACAGGGACAGCGGTTGGGTGATAATAGCCTTCGTCATCATCGGATGGCGTCACACCAGCGACACGCTTCGCGGTTGCGAGGTCCACGATGCCACTCTTGTAGAGTCGCTCCGCTCTCTCTGCGTCCTCATTGAGATCCGCTTGAAGCGCCGGAACATTCGACACGTCAAACTCGAGGTAATCGCCAGGTTGCGTCTCTTCGTAGTCTGGAAGCAGTGCGATGGTGAGCGCTTCGGACATCTGGCGCATCAGAGGAATCATGCCATCAGTCCAAGCAGATCGCGTTGCTTGCTCAAGGTTGCTGTAGGTTGCGCGCTCGAGGCCACTGCCGAGTTGAAGGACCAGCGGATTGAGACCGAGAGCTGCACACACGCGCTCCTCCGGTTTGCGTCGGATCTCATCGAATGCCATCTCACTCGGTTTGTGGCTGACCTGCTCGACCTTGAATGGTCCAGTCATCACCAGGACACTTCCAGCGTTATCGCCTGTGAAGTCCTGCTGTAGTTTGCGCTTCGTCTGACGTGCATCGTCTTCGCTGAGGTCTTCTACGCCACCCTTATAGTCAGGACCGACCATGATGCTTGGCATGCCGCCATTGCGGACCATACCGAATGCGGCTGATGCGGCCACGTTGTCGGTGGCGATCTCACGAAGGACAGACGTGACAGGAGAGCGCCCGAAGCGACTGTCCTGCGGATCTCGACCATAGCGGATGTGAATGAGGTCCTCGAGCGCGATGTCGTATGACGTGCCATCGACGGTGTACTGGTACTTGATGAGCGGATTGATCTTATTGCCGACAGGTCTCATCATGTCAGCCGCTAGATATTGCAAACCAACGACACGACCAGACACGCGCACCTTCCGGAAATAGGCGTTTCCGAGCAGCTGGTAGTCAGGGAGAATCCACGACCACACGAGCGAAGGCGGAACGTTCGGTGTTGGCTGTGCGAGCAGCTGCAAGATCGGGTGATCTGCGACTGTCTCGACCTGTCCATCAGGCATCGGTCGACGGACAACAGGGACACCCTGCGACCAGTTCCTGATGTACCAGTCCATGCCGATCGCGACGATGCTGTTCAGCATCAAGTCGCCAGCCTGGTTTCTCCAGTTGAAACTTGAGCCTGGAAGGTTACGTGTCAGCAGGGACCAAAAGTCGCCGTTACCTGTGCCGGTGAAATAGGAGGTCTGTCGCTGAATCAGCGGCGGCGGAAGCAGCGCAGACGGTGAGGCGGTTGCTTTGCCTATGAAGCGATCAAAGAGTCCCATGTGACTATTGTGTCCTTATCATGCGTTATACTGCACCCCACCCACCGCCACGACCGACCAGCTCGTCGTAGGCGTCAGTCAAAGCGTCGACGATATCGTCATTCTTACCGAGCGGGAACGTTCGCATCTCGTCCAGGAGTTCGCGATTCCACGAAGCTGCAACCATGTACACGTTTCCGCCAGCGACCTGCGATGCGAACGGTTCAGCGCGTACATCCTTCGAGCCGGTCACCGGCAGGACTGTCACAGCACTACCATGCAACAGCCGAAGCATGTGCATCGCTTGACTCTTACCAGCCTGACCAGGATCCTGCGGTAGTCGTATTCTGATGCCACGGCCATCGAGAGCAGCTGTCTGCTTTATAACTTTATCGCGCTGGTCGGTGTCGTACTGACCTCTCACCACATCGAGTATCCAGATGCGGCCATCGGTATCACGGCCCATCTTCACGCCGACAGTATAGTCACCACTTCCAGCTGTCGCTGCAAGGTCCCAGGCGCGGGACATCTTCGTGAGGTTCGGCGTGGCATGCTCGATGGTGATCCGGTCCGACTTGAAGAACGAACCCTCGCGAGGTGTCGGATGTTGCTGGTACAAAGCACTCCACCCGTAGTCCCCGGAGTTCGCGACCATCACCTCTTTGATGCGTCCGAGTTCCTTGACGTCGTATCGTTCAGGCCAGAGAGCTTCGCCAGGCATTCGACCGATCTGGTCAGACTCCTCCGCGATTGCCGGCAGGTTCAGCACGGTCCATCGATGAGGTTCCGAACTGATTGCGCGAGCGGTGATGTCGTCGTGGTGCCACCTGGTCGAGACGATGATGAGAGCGCCCTTCGGTTCCAATCGCGTGTACAGGTCGTCCGTGTACCAGTCCCATGCTTTGTCACGATACAGGGAGGACTCAGCATCCTCGCGAGATCGAATCGGGTCATCGATGATGATGCGCTTGAAGCCGACACCGGTTGGTGGTGAGCCGACACCACGCGCCATAAAGGTTCCCCCCTCCGGCAAGCTCCACTCATCCTGTGCGGCGTTGTCCTTCGCGAGCTTTGTCCTGGACGAAACGATCTGTCTGGACTTACGGCTGAAGCGCCTCGCGATTCGTTCGTTGTAGCCAGTGACCAACACATTCGCGCTTGGATCTCGCTCGATGCAATAGGCGCCATAGCGGACCGTCACAGTCTCAGTCTTACCGTGGCGCGGCGGCATGTGGATCGCGAGTCTGTCGATCTCACCACGCTCCACAGCGTCAAGGTGTGAAGCGATGGCGATGAGATGCCGAGCAGTAAACGACCAACCATTCGGGAGAGTCTCTCGAAGGTAGTCAAGATAACAGAGAGCTGTCTGCGCACTAGTCTTCGTTTGGGCCTTCGCTGGCTGCGGAGAGAAGTTGAACCGAGAAAGTTGCAATCTTTTCGTAGAGAGTTGCAATCTGTGCGGCTGATTGGCCATTAACATACCTCTCGCTTTGTGTC